TCCAATTAGTTATATAACCACATTTCATACTTGGTCTTGTTGGAAATATTCCTTTGGCAACACAAAAATCTACATATCTTCTATCTACAGCATTTGGAAAACCGCCCCAAGTTTCTCTGTGTAAAAAGTTATATTTAATTTCTAGTTCTCTTACTTTATTTAATTTATGCATTTTATTCATTTTCCTCTCCTATAAAAAAGGTAGCGATTAAGCTACCTTGTATTTATCTTTTGACACTTTGTCTTTTAAGTTTTTTTCTATATGTTCTTTGCATATAAGCAATTTATGCCATGTTAATTCTATTTGTGTAGCTATTGATTTTGCCATATAGTATTTCTCATTTTGTTTGTCGTTAGTAAAACCTAAATTAGCTACTTCCATAGTTAAATTTTCTAACCTGAGTAATTGTGCTTCTAATTTTGCTAATATTTCATTTTTTTCCATGTTATTCTCCTTACTTTTGTTTAACATACTACTAATATTACCTGAATATATTTATATATTCAAGTATATATTTATATTTATTTACAATTATTTTATTACTGGATTTAAGACTGGCACTTGACTAAGTGCATCAAGAGTTTCTTGTAGAGATTTAATCTCCATATCAGGTTTGATTATTTTTTTATCAAAAGTGTAGTAGGTTTGCGAAGAAGTATTTGGTTTGAAGAGAATTCGTTTATATTCTTTATTAATGAATACAAAAGCAAGAATATCACAATGATAGTTTTTATAAACATCAGACATTGATCTTGAGGTTTCAGTTGCGAATACATATTTGCCTTCTTTAGTTTCTCTTCTAGCTTTTACTTGTACTGTATATTTGCAGTTAGATACTTCAGCAAGAATATCTGCTGGGTGCTTATCCTGAGTAGGATAAACAAAGTCGCAAAATTCAAGCAAAAAGGTTTGCACTAGGGATTCACCTAATGCACCTAGTCTTGAATTAGCTTGATGATCCTCGCTTGATTTTCTCGCCATGACACAAAGCTAGTTGCCTAGAGTTAAATGCTGCTCTGTTAGGTGTTTGTGTTGCATACTTAGAATCTAAAACTTCTTCACTAGCTTCAAGCCACATACCCATTTGCATAAGAGCTATAGTTTTTCTAAATCCTAAGAATCCTGTGATTCCCATTTGGAATGTCATATCGATGCATACCATTCTTGCTCTTTTAGGCATACATCTCCACATCTTAAATGACTTATCTAAACTCTCTATAACTCTCTTAATGTCATTGTCTAATAAATAGTGTGCTTCATCTTCTGATATGCCTATCTTTGCTAAACAACGACCTACGCCTATTGTCTCGTATCCTAAGCTGTCTTTATAAAGATTACACACCAATCCCTCATGCTTTATTAGCATATCTTTTATTTCTGTATCAAAGCTCATTTAGTTATCCCCTTTGCTTTCTCATAAGTTCTAAGCCCACCAAGACCTAGCATACCCATAAGAACTGTAAGCAAAGAACCCATATCAAATGTAGGTAGCGTTAGTTGTATGTTTTGTGTAGCTAATACAAATATTAATACTGGTTCTAATATAAAATGATAAGCCAAAGCACTTGCACATATCCAGCCAGTAAAAGGTCTCCATCCAGCTACAAATACTGTTCTATGTTGTGCTTCAACTTTATTGACTTCAATCTGAGCCATATTTGCCTTATGTAGCTCTTGATTAAGTTCGTGCTGTAGTTTTATTTTTAAATCTTTATCCGCTATGAATTTGTCAAGAATTTGACTAACGGGTTCTATAAGTTTGTCGATCATAACTTAATAGCTAAAGTAATAATGCCACTTAATAATATAAGTATAACTGCACCTAGACCACCTTTAATAGACCAATCAATCTTATTTAATTTAGTATCAGTATTGTTATCTAATTCTTTTACTGAATCTTCGATCTTTTTAAGTCTATTCCAGTTTTGTGTCCATCTTTCACCGCATTGAATCTCATGCTTCTCTAAAGATACATTGACATCTGATGCGGTGACTCTTGGCATTATTCTTCCTCTATTACTTCTGCTTCCTCTTCTTCAACAGTTTCAGCAAATGCTTTTACTTGCATTTCTCTGTATTCAGATGTAATAACATAATCTTCATAAGCTGCTTGTAAGCTCTGTAGCTTTCTTTGTGCTACATTTAGCTTTGCAGCTATATTGGCTTGATCTTCAGACAAATCCTCTGCCTTATATTCTCTGCCATTAAAATTAATTATTACATCATTATTTACTTCTTCACTCATATTACTCTCCTAGCAATTTTGTTTTAATTAATTTAAACCATTCAGGTTTCTTCTTTTTAATTATAAATAAACCTATTGCTATTACAATAAGTATTCCTATAAATGTATCCATATTATTCTCCTATGGTTTTTGTTATTGAAGTAGGATTTATTTCATCATTTATTTGTGCATCTAAATTTGATTTTAAATTAGCTACTTCTTCTTCTCCCATAATACCTTCAACCCAACCAGTCACTATCTCGTTAGTTAAATCTGCAAATGGAATAAAGTCTGAACCTATATCATCAAGTGATAAAGATTGTGTTCCATAAACTGTAGCTGTATATGGTACATCTTCTCCATCAACCTCATGTGTTTCGCTGCTTTCAGCGTTTAATCTCCAATGGACGTTATACACCACATCGGATTCTGATTCGTAATCGGGATATACGTCAACTGTTTTGCAATCCCATGTATATGTGTTTGCCATTATTATTCTCCTATAATGTTGCTATTATAAATGCTAGAAGTTCATTATACCTTACTCCTAGTCTTGTTTGTTCGTTGCCTTCTTCATCAGTCCAAGTATTAGATATAAACATACCATAATCACCTGCATCTAATCCTTCAGCAGTAAAAGCATCTTGTAAATCTTGGGCAATTATACCAAAGTGGTATCTAGCATCATCGCCTTTTTCTTCTACTGCACTATTAAATTTGTATCTTCTTATTAAACCTTTACATGCTATAGCTACTCTTTGCTCTGCTTCTGATAATTCTTGTATGTCTTGTTTTTCGTTTCTATCAGAGGTTTGTATAGTGCCATTGGTAGCATATACATCATCAAATCTAACACTTGATGAACCAAGATCTATAACATTATCAACGTTAGTACCATCACCCCTACAAGGTTGAACATTATTTGCACCTGCTGCTGCTACAAATTTTAAACCAGTACCAGTAGAGCTTGAATTACCTGATGCAAAATAAACTGTTGAAGTAGCAACAGAATCAGTTATACCTATTTGACCTTTGGTAGTTCCATCTCTTCTGAATTGCATCATTACACCATCACTAGTCAACCTATTTAGATATAAAGGTGATCCGCCACTTCTGACAAAAACAGAAGCACCATTAGGGTTTAAATTAATGCCTGTACTTGTAGTAGCACTTATTAATCCTGAGTTTGTAGTTCCCACAAGCAAGTTTCCGCTACTATCTATTCTTGCTCTTTCAACTGTGCCTGATGTATTTGATGCTAGAAATCTAAAGTTCTCATATAGAGATGCATTATTTCTATGCTGTGTTATATATCCACCTGAACTATCTTGTCCAAAAATACCATACTGACTGGTGTTGTCTGTTCTTACTGATTTTACAGTTCCATTAGCTGTTATAGCTCCACTTGTTAAAGCACCATCTATTGTAGCAATAGTATCAACTACTAATTCATTTGTTGATACGTCACCAGCCGCTATTATGTCGCCTGAAAGGTGAAGGTCTTTGAATCTTTCTGTGCTTGTTCCTAGGCTTATTGCATTATCTCTATTAGCATTTGTTGAACTATTATGAGGTAAAATAGCATCAACACCTGCGTGAAATCTTATAGCTGTATCATCATCACCTATAGTTATATAATTACCTAAAGTACCAATACTTCCAACTTTTGAGCCATCTTTTCTAAAGTCTAAAATTTCACCATCACTAGACATTCTGTTAAATGCTGCTGCTGTGCCACCATCCCTAGATACTGATAAAAAACCGCCATAAGAACCAGTTGCCAAAGAAATACCCTCTGTTGTACTTGTGCTAGAAGGTATTATTTCAGTAGTCCCAACCAACAGATTACCTGATGAGTCTATTCTCATTCTTTCTGTATTGTTAGTGTGTAATCTCAAAGGTTGATTTTCTCTTTGGTAAATATCAGCACCAGTTGAATCATTACCTAAGATAAGACCATTTAAAGCACCCGTCCCTGTAGTATTATTACCAATAGCTATAAAACTTTGTGAGCCACCAGTTATTTGCAACATATATCCACTATAGTCTGACGGAGTCATACCAATTCCAACACGTCCTGATGAGTCTATTCTCATGCGTTCTTGACTATTGGTATGCAAAGCCATTGTTTGCGATGCTGGTACTCTTAATCCTGTACCATGAACTGCTGTGCCACTTAATGCATTAAATTCAAAAGAACCAGCTTCAATATGTCCAACAACATCTAATTTATTGCTTGGTGAAGTTATTCCAATTCCAAGATTATGTCCTGTATTAATATAGTTATCGCCAGTAGTTCTTAGCCTTACTTTTGCTGTTCCTGATTGTGATAATCTAAATTCAGGTGAAGATGCATCTACGTGTAAAGTAGCTGACGGAGTCGTGCCAATTCCAACGTTGCCTAAATTATCTATAACCATAGTTTCAGTTCCAGCAGGAGCAAAAGTTAGTCTTTGCCCTCTTGAACCTATATATGCTCCACTTGCAGCACTATTAGCGAATT